TATCAATTAATCTATTTTTTTGAGTTTCTGTTATATTATATGCACCAGTAGGTTTTAATGCAATGAATACACGACCAAAGGCAGGAGGGTCATTATCTTCACCACCCCAAACACTAACAGAATCAAATGTTAATCCAATATCATTACCTTGAATAATAGAAATGTAATCTTCTTTGGCTACTGCTCTAGATTGTGCTGAATATGCTTTGGGTGCAGTATATTTAATAGAAGTAATAGATTCTTTTGCTTGACCCGATGAAGCTTGTGATATTGGAGTCAATGTTGTATTTGCAATACTTTGAATTGAATCCATAAGTGTGAAATTATTAGCACCATGAGCTGTTGTGCCATTAGTCACCAAATAGGTCAACATTACAATATTACCATCAGTTAAACTTTTACCTAAAACACCATCACCAAAATATATTTCATAATACCCATTTAATGATTCTTGTAAAAAATATATAGTTGAAGTTGGGTCTAATGTTAAATAATTTGAAGCTCTAGTATATGTTGTTATATCTGAATTGGAAGACGATTGTTGCACCATAACAGTAAGTGTTGAGGTATCTACATTTTCATCAGGTATTTTAAACGTAAAAGATGGATTTGTTGAGGTATCTTGTACATATGTGTATGAGATTGGCTCACCTTGGTGTATTGTAATATTTTCAAACAAAGCAGTATTAGCAGATACACTTCTAACATATTGGTCAGAAGTTACAAAGGTATAATTTACTCCATCAACAGATTCAGATTGGAATTTAGTAAATTTAGGAATAGTTACAGAAACGTCTGAAACCTCATCAAATTGTAAACTAATAGTGGCCGATGGCGCAACTGCTGATTTAGGTGTATAACCTAATAATTTAGAATGGGAAACTACGGAACTTCTTAATTGTGCAGTATCCAAGAACATCTCATTGGCAACCATATTTAAATAATATGCGTTATAATGTGTATTATAAGCGAGAATATCAATTAAATTAGATAATGCAGAACCCTCAAAATTGTAATCTTGAAAGGTTGTCTGAGATTTAAGGAATGTTTTTAAGTTAGTTTTGATAGAATCAAAATCTAATTCCGTAATATTAATTTGGTTGTTTGCTGCCATTTGTTACCTCAGACGTTCTAAAATGAAACTTAGTGATATTGGGTCAGGTTTATTTATTATATAAAATTCGACATTAACTTGATAGTAATTATAATCAGGATTTACTTGAACAAAAACTTCTTTTAGTTTTACTCTTGGTTCAAAGTTTTTTATTGTATCTTCAATCTCACGTTGAATATGATTAGCTGTAAGTGGAGAAATCGGTTCAAATAACATTCTACGAACATTAGAACCAATCTCAGAATTAAATGGTCGTTCAAAATGGTTTGTCAGTATTAAATGTCTGACTGACCTAATAATTGCTTGTTCATTAGTAGATAGGCGAATGTCTCCAGTAACAGGATGTTTCTGAAAAGTTAAATCTATATCTGAAAATGTTCTATCTATTGTCGTTTTGGCCATATTCTATTTATGCACAAAGAGGATAAGCATTATTAAATCTTGAGGTTCTATCATCTAACCCAATTTGACCACCATTTACTAGTTTAGTTACTTTTTTAATATTATTTGCATCAGATGGAGAATTAATTGTTCTTGAATTCCAATACCAAGCAGCCGATTCGACTGCACCATCAGTAGTTTCTAAGTATGCAACAGTTTCGGATAATGATAAACCTACAGAATTACCAAAACGAGTATAGTTATCTTTACCAGTTAATTGGATAAGACCTCGGCCTCTATATGTGTAACCATCTCCGCTGGCTTCATCGCCATTACCCATTCTATTTGCATATACATGATTGGCAATCTTTTCTGGTTGTCTAGCATAACTATCAACATTTGATGAATTAAAATATTTTGGAAAGGTTGCTAATAATCCAGATGCGGAATAATTCAATCCTTCTTGTACTAAATTAAAACCACCTGATTCGTGTGCTGTTTGTGCTAAAAAGTGTGCTTTGCGTAATTGAGTATTAATGTTATATTTATTACAAATCTTATTAAAACCAGGTAAAAATTTAGTTAATACTGATTCTTTTGATGCCGGTGCGGCTGCTTTTAACATTGGTAATGTGAAACACGATTCATTTGCTGTATTGGCAAAATGTTCTTCTGGTACAACTTTAACCGGCGGATCTTCTGGTATAATAGGAACTTCTGATTTTTTTGTCACAGGAAGTTCTGATTTAGGCACAGCTTGTTGTGGATATATTACTGGTTTAATACGTTCGGGAATAATTTGAGTTTCTGTTGGATTAGTATATGAATTTGGAGAAACCAATATTGTAATTGAAGCTGAGGTTACATCAGAACAATCTGTACCAGAAGTTCTAACATCCGCTGGACATGAATAATCAACTTGGCCTGCTTGTTTTCTAGTATACAAATTACCACCAACCCATGTGTGTAAATCAGAGTTGTATCTTATATTAGTTGTTCCAGTTGTAGTTTCATTCTTGGTGCCATTTTTATCTGACCTTAATCCAACAACTTCTGTTGACATATTTTTGCCAGCTTTTATATTCAATGATTTACCAACAGATAAATTCATATCACCGGCAACTTTCCAATCCACATCACCATCTATCTCAATGGTAGTCTTTCCTTTAATTCTAATCTTAGCTACATTTTCTACTGATAATTCCAATTTACCTTCAACATGACAAAAATCAGACCCATGAACAATGGTATAATTGTCTTTAACAATTTTTTCTAATTTAGTACCAGAATTATACATCTCAAATGTAGAACCTGTTCGGTGTGAAATCATTACACGTTCATTACCTGGAGTGTCATCAAACTGCATGACATGGCCAGATTCAGATTCGGTTGTTGTATTGTATGGATATACCGTATTGTAACCAGGATACGGTTCTTTCCATGTTGACCCACCTGTACTATCAGCTTTAATCCAATTGGACTTTCTGAAATCGATTACAGTATTGGCTGTAGTTTCATTTCTAGATAGTTTACTTGTATTTGGAACATTTAAATTTCTAGGATATAATGATTTATTTTCGGTCTTGAGTGAAACCCCAGTAGTTTGTAATATTGTAGATTTTATAGGTTTTACTGGTGAATTATCTAATTCGTCTTTATTTCTGGAATCTGAAAATCCTTTATCTCGCACAGCATTTTCTGATGGTATTCCAGGGAATACTCCTAAGAATATTGGAAATTGACCTAAACTTCCATCTGAAAAGAAACCAAAAGCCATATCGCCTTCTTTTGGCGCACCAATAGAAGTAGATGAATTTGATGGCAAAACTGGTTGAGCCCAAGGCAAGTCATCTGTAGGAATTAATGATTTATTATCGGTGTGCCATCCAAAAATTCGAATTTGGCATCGACCTAACATTAATGGGTCATGTCTATTTTCAACAACGCCCATCCACCAAACAAACCCATTTAAACCCATGAAACTGGTATTTTCCATTATCTAGACCTCAACTCTTTCCACGCAGGTGCATCATTATTATACATCTTGTATTGATTAGGTAAACTTTCTTTACTTATTTCTAATATAGTTATAAATCTATTCTCTTGGTCAATTTTATGACGAACCGCAGTGACCAAATATTTACCTGAATAAAATTCATCTAGGCCTCTATTTGAAGCAGAGCTCATTGATGGCAAATTAAATATGATTGTATTTCCTATTTTAATCATTGGATCGCCTGGAATAGATAATTTAATTTTATTAGTATCTAACTGAGCTAACTGTGCCGTTCTTTGTGGAATAATCTTTTCTACATTATAATCTCTAGCATCAGCTTCATGACTTTTAATATATGGATTTAATAAATTGCCAGTATTGGTTGTTGTCATTTTTAATACAGATTCATAACCAACATTGGCAGGATTACCAAATCTGTCAACGGCATTGGTAATCAAAGGCATTGGATTCATTCTAGGAGTGGTATTAAACTCTTTAAGATAATCATAATCTGTTATTGTATGTGTCAAACGTAAAGGATTGACAGATATTAATCTATTAGAAAAACTACCATTATTTGTAGATTCCAAAGCATTATAATTTTTAATATGTTGATATGAAAATGCAGAATGTAAATCTTTACCTAATTCTTTAACTCTAGCATCATCTGGTTTATTTAAATTTTTAGTTTCAAATGTATATGTGCCATAGGGGTCTTGTTTATATAACGAAACTAATGATTTAAAATTAAATCCATCTCGATTTTCATAAAATAAAAATGTAGCACCTTTAGCCTGAGATTCATTTGATAGAGCATAACAGCATAACCAATTGATGGCCTCAAATGGTGCCATTTTAGGCACAATTAGATTTAATGTTCCAGAAGTTTCTTCTATATTTTTATCTAAGAATTTTTTTGGCGCAATCTTTAAAATATTTCTAGAAATGTCTTTGACAATATCAGAAACTTTTTTGTTTTTATATGACTTAGAAACTAATATATTTTCAGATAGATACAATTCTTCCGAACAAAAATTTAAAATGTAATTTTCATTTGTAGTATTTGTGATTTGTCTATCAGATACAGAAAAAATTCTAAATGTTTTTTCAATAGGTTCTTTTAATCCTGGTTTATCAAATTTAAGAATTAAAAATTCATTTCCATTAAATTCTAATTTTTCAATGAATTGACTAGAATCATTTATTAACATATTACCGGTCACAGCATTAGCATAAATGTCCTCATAATAATTTAATTCAACAACCATATATTTAAATTCATACGGCTGGCCAGAACTGCCGACAATCAGGCAAGATTCTAGTATGAAGTCCTGTGAACCTATTAATCCGTCTGCCATTAGTTACTCATTAATGATGTTAGTTCATCTTCAATTTGAGATGCGTATTCTTTTTTCAATAGTTTAATTGACCTTTTGGATTCATTTAATTGTTCCTCATAATCATAAACTGATATCGATT